ACTCTTAATCAGCGGGTCGAAGGTTCGAATCCTTCATCACCCACCATTCTTTTCAAGCACTTGCGTGCCCCGACTTCGCAGCACATAAAAAGAACGTCGACGTCGCAAAAAGTCTCACGTGAGACTTTGAAGGGAACGCTCATGTCGATTACCGGAAATCCCCAGGCGCTCGCAGAGTTTCGAGCGCGGCTCGTCGAGGGTGGCGAGCAGTGGGTACGAGATCAAATTGCCATGCGTGTTTGGCGCGACGAGAAGGTGGCATTCGCCACGAGCTGGCTCGAGGAGCAAGCCGGGGCAAGACAGGCAGCGGCGGACGCGGAAGCCCTCGCCATTGCTCGTAGCGCAAAGGATGCGGCCTGGGAGAGCGCGAGGGAAGCGAGGCGCTCCTCCACCGCCGCGCACCGATCATTCGTCGTCTCGGTAATTGCAGCACTCATTGCACTCGGAGCGCTCGTGGTGACGTACGTCAAAGGTTAGAAATCGACGCCTCGCGCCATTTGCACCCTCACGTCGCATCAGAGCCCGACGACGTAACCTCTAATCGCACTAGATTTTTTAACCGAACACGCTTAAAACAATTCGGCCCGTCGCAGCGTTTGCACCGCTGCGCCGGGCCTAAGTCATCCATTGCATCACCAACGGAGACCTTCATGACTACATACACCCCTTCGGGGTATGGAGCAATTGCGCTCGGCGCGCTTTGCTCGGCCGGCACCGCCGCCTACCTGCTTCGCGACATCCAACACACCGGCCTGACGCTCGACCATGCGCTGGCGATCATCGTGCTGATCGTCACCATCGGCGCCGGCGTCATGGCCACCAACGCGCTCAAGGCGTGGCACCTGGTCGAGGGCGGCGTGCTCGTGCTCATCGCCGCGCTCGGCGGCTACTACTGCCTGAGCTCCGCCGCCGGCCGCTCGGCCGAGGCGCAGCAGACCTCGACGCTCACCGCTCAGAGCCACAATGGCGGCCGTGAGCGCGCCCAGGCGGCCTACGACCAGGCCGTCGCGGATCTCGCCAAGGCGAAGGCGAAACTTCAGGCCGAGCGCGACGCCAAGCGCTGCAGCATCTGCAAGCGCGAGAAGCTCGCCGTCGACGACGCGCAGAAGGCCGTCGACGCCGCCGACGTCAAGCTGCAGGAGGCGCCGGCGCCGATGCCCGTCAACGTCAAGAACACGAACCTCGCCGCGCTCGCCATGCTGTTCCCCGCGGTGACGGTCGAGCAGGGCACCATCGTCAAGGCGCTCAACCTGATCGACCCGAACGTGGTGGCGTTCATCCTCGAGGTCGGCGACATCGCCTTCTGGCATATCGGCCTCGCCCGCCTCGCCGCGCGCCGTCGCCGCCGCCTCGAGGCGAAGGCTCTGGCGCCCGTCGTCATCGCCGAGGCTCCTGCACTCCCACCGCCGCCGGCGCCGCCAGCGGACCGCGCTGACGCCGGCGATCGCGACGAGCTTCCGGCGCACCGCAAGCAGCGCGAGGCGCGGGCGAAGGTGGTGAGCTTCGTCGCGGCCTACCGCCGCGAGCACGGCCGCGAGCCCGAGCCGCGCGAGGTCAGGGCCGCAACCGGCCTGCCGCGGGCGACAGCCTGGCGCTACCAGCGCGCGGCGGTATAGGTGCGGACACAGGAGAGAGGGTGACAACCCTCGGAAGAATTTCGGAAAGCGAGCGCAGGGCCCGGAGCGATCCGGGCTCTTTTCATTTACAGTGCTCCTGACCGAATGACGGGAGGGAGCAATGCAAGATCTGCCGTACTGGCTGAAGGCTTTATCGGCGTTATCAACACCCGCAATCGCGATCCTCGGCCTCGGGATCGCATGGGCGCAATGGGCGACTTCTCGCTCGAAATTGGTTCTCGATTTGCACAATCAGAGAGCACAGGCGTACGCCAAGTTTGAGGAGCCGATAAGAGAGGTCCTGCAGGCGGGGAGCTGTGACCTTAGAATTTACTTGAGCTATTGCCGAGCCGAGCGAGACGCTATGTTTCTATTTGGCCGAGACGTCACTGACTACATCCGTAAAACTCGCGAGACGCTAAACCAGCTCAGCTACGCAACTACGATGCTCGCTGGAAATCTCGAAGCCCAACAGCGTAATGACCTTCTCAAACTGAGCACCGACTGCACCTTAAGAGTATCGGAATTCTGGAAGGAACTGGACACTCTAATGATCCCCTATATGCGGATGGATCAGAAGCTGCCCTGGACAGTGCGCAAGTAGACTATTAACGCGCCAGCTTCGCGCACAGCACTGCCTTGACTTGCGAAGCGTTCATCGGTCCCTCCTGGGATTGCCTTTCACGTAGCGCTGCAGCGCCAGATAATGCTTGTCGTCGGCGAGGCCGATGTTGAACTGGCGATCGTCGAACTCGGTCGCGTCGACGAACTCCTCGGAGATCTCGACGCGTACCGCGCGGATCTTCGTCTTCATGTCCGTCGTGTCGAAGGCGATGTGATAGATGGGCACACCGGCCTTCCGGCGCTGACGCTCGCGCCTGTCCTTCTCGACATCGAACCGCAGCGCCAATGCCGCTTGCGCGCCCTCTGCCGTGAGATACGTCCAGCCCTCGGTGCGCGCGGCAAGATTGAGCTGGAAAAGCTCGGCGCGGCCGTCCTTGCTGACGATGTTCCCGTCCCAGGTTGGCCCCTGCAGGAAAAGCTGCAGCAGGCATTCCTGGGCGTTCGGCTTCAAGTCCATCAGTTCCTCACCACGTTCGGCTGCCAGCCGTCGAGCTTGTCGACGCGCCGCTCGAGCACGCGGACGCGACCGATATCGGGATCGTCAAGCTTGCTCAGACGGCGATCGAGCTCCTGCACTGCGGGCGCCGACCCGATCAGCCACCAGCCGACCGTGGCGACTGCGGCCAGCCCACACGCGACGCCCGCGATCGCCGGCCAGGTGATCGCCTGCGGCCGCTTCTGATCGCGCTCGAGCAGCTTGTCGATGCCGGCATTGGCCTTCGACATGTCGAGCTCGATCCGCTCGAGGCGCGCACCCTGACGGGCTTGCTCCCTCTCAACCTCGCCGACACGGTTCTCAAGCAGGTCGTGGCTCATGCCGTGCCCGGCTCCTGAGCTGGCGCCTTCGGCTTCTCCTCCGGCTTCGGCGCCGGCGGCGCCTCGATATCGCACGGCGCCTTGTAGACCTTGCCGGTGACGCGCGAGTTGAAGGCCGCGATGCCCTGCTGCGCTTCGCAGTAGTTGTTGTAACGGATCGGCGGATAAGCCCGCTTGGCGCCGGCGTCAGTTGCCGGTGGGGACTTGAGGCCCGGCGAGGTCGCGCCCGACATCAGGCCCGGCGTAAGGGTCTCGCACCCCGCGCACGCGAGGGTCGCGAGAAGCAGCGCCCAGCTGATCAGCTTTCTTGACGGCTTCATCGTCCTGTCTCCGATTTTCGAGGCGCTCCTCGAGCCGCCCGACGTGCCGCTGAGACGCGCGGTCGACTTGCCACCAGGTGAACATCGCGGCGAACAGGCCGGCGCCCAGCAGCGCCTTGCCCCAGCCGTCGAAGAGAAAGTCGGCCGCGCCGCTAAGCAGCTTCCACATTGTCAGCCTCCCACAGCGCGGGATCGTCGGTTGCCGCGGCCGGCGCCTCGGCGATCACGCTCTTGCCGCTGTTGTGATCCTCAGTGCGCCACCATCTGATCCAGCCGGCGTTCCACGCCATGCGCACCAGCCAGAACAGGGCGAGCGCGGCGGCGATCCACCAGACCTTGCCCCACGAGAACAGCGCGAAATCCTGCATCTGCAGCACGGTCGATTTGAATGCGCCGGCATGGTTGGCGATCGTCTCGACGCCCGGCAGCTGCTCGGGTGGTTTCGGCAGCATCGTCTCCAGGCCCTGCGATACGCCAGTCTTTGTCGCATCCTTGCGCACGTCGCCGGCGGCATCGGCGATGCGCGAGACCTGCGCCACCTCCTGCACGCTCACCGGTGCTGGTGGCCAGATGTAGACGTCGGAGGCGTTGCGCTTAAACCAAGCCGTCGAGACGCTATTGCTCTGGTTGCCGCCCGTGAGCTCGACGTGGGTCTTCGTCCAACTTTTGACGAATGCGATATGGTGGCCGACAACCTTGCCGCTGTTGTCGTACCGCTTCGAAATGCGGGCGGCGCCGTAGCGCGGCCCGTCGATGCGCGTGCCGAGCAGCAGCCCCGAGACCGCCAGCAGGATCTTGTCCTTGGGCACCGACGAGATGTCGACGCCCGCCTTCATCAGGCACCAGAAATAGAACGCCGCGCACCAGGCGATCTCGTCCGATGTGATGTCGGGGCGGCCGATTGCGGCGAAGTAGGCGACGATAGACTTGTGCGCCTGGGGGCCGCCGATCTCGGCGACGCTGGCGCCTTCCTGCTCCCCGGCAAATTCCATCCACGGCGTTGCCGACATCGCTCGCCCTGCCTCGTTCTGGCCCCGTTCAGCCTGGGGCGATGATAGGCGCAGGAAAGCAGTGGAAAGGCGTAGGGCTGACAACGGCGGGGGCGGAGCGTAAGGTCTGGGGGCAGCCACGAGGGGGCAGAATGACTTTTGATCTCTATACGACCGTCGTTCTCGGCACGGGCTTGCTTGCCATCGTGTGGATCTCGCTCGCCTTCCGCGCGGCCCCGGAGATTTGGAACCGCTGGTGGGCATGGCGGCCGGTGGACGTCGACGGGCAGCGCCGGCTCTTCACGCACGTGATGCGGCGCCGGACCGGCGACGCGTGGGAGTATCGCGACCTCAGCCCCGACGAGCTGCGCGAGCACGACGAGGACCGCGCCGACTATCAGACTTGGTGACCGTGCCCCCAGCGGGCTGGAAAGCAGTGGATAGTCGTTAGGGGGCGTCCGATTCGCCGCTGTATGGTGCTGCAGGCACAACCGGCATGGGACACCGCGGATGGGGTCGCGCAGCAAATCACTCGACGGCCTGCGCGGGATTGCTGCGCTCGCAGTCGTTGTCTACCACTCGGTGCTTGGATTAACGCCGGTCACGGACTTCAACGAGCTGCTTGTGCAGCCCGTTCATCTGGTGCAGTCGGGTTATGCGTTAGCTACCCGCCTCGTCCTCATGGTCTTCAATGGCAAGCTTGCCGTCGTTTACTTCTTCGTGCTCAGCGGCGCCGTTCTGATGAAGTCCCTCGTCGACGGACCGCCGCTCAAAGCTTCGACGGCAGCGAAGTTCGCGGTGCGCCGGGTCGCGCGGCTTTATCCGACGCTGATCGTTTGTCTGCTCGTGTTCTACTTGAGCATCAACGGCCTGCACGTCATCGAGCCAAAGATATTTGCGCAACAGATCCCGTTTAGCTCCCTCGTTGAGAACAGTCTGCTGACCAAAATCTCGATGCACGGCGCTACCTGGACCTTGCAGGTGGAAGTGCTGATGATCCCCGTAATGCTGTTAGCGGCGCTGCTGTGGCGCGTTGGCGGCCTCATCGCTCTGGTGCCGCTCGTGGCGTTTGCGTTCTCGATCTACGGATCGAGCGCGTACTTTGCTGCCGAGATCAGCAGCGGAGCGCTGGCCTTCTTGCTTGGGGCAGTTGCTATCGGGGAGCATGCCGGCCGCGTTGTGCACCGCCTGCCGGCCGCAGCGTGGGCGGTGTTCGCAGGCGCCGCCGTGGCTCTCCCGCATTTCTTTATGACGACCAATGCATGGGCGCAGTTGGCAACGTTGCTTCTCTGTGCTGCGAGCGTAGCGTGCCTTTACCACGGCCGGGGCGGCGTTTGTTTGACGTCGCCACCGATGCAAGCGCTCGGCCGCATCAGCTACAGCCTCTATTTGTTCAACGTCGTGCTGATGAACATCTTCATTGCAGCCATCGTCTACGTGACAGCTGGAGCATCAGCCAAGCACCCTCTCGAATACGGGATGCTGCTGGCATGCATCACCCTGATCGCATCGATCCCCGTTGCCATCTGGAGCGAGCGGCTGCTCGAACGGCCATCGATCGAATTCGGCCGATGGATCAGCGGGCAGCGCCTCGCTTTTCGCATTAGGCCCACGGACCGACAGCTGCCGCCGCTGCAGACGTGATCGGCCGCAGTTTGAAGTAGCTGCCGCGCTTGATCGTCGGGGCGCCGCCTGGCGCAGCGCTGAACTGGAACTGCGGGATGATCGTTCCGCCGGCGTTGATGCGCATTGTGCCGCTCAACTTGACCTGCACGTTTTCGGTGGCGCTGGTATTCGCAGCCGTAAGCGTTAGGAGCGACGCCGCGCTGCCCATGATCTGCTGCACGTTGGCGAGCGCGTTGCCGGTCGGGTTCGTCACCTGCGCCAGATAGTCGATGGATGTGAATGTCGCCGTGCCGCCGAACAAGACGCCCGTCGTGTGTGACGTGGTGCCGGCTGCCCGCGTGATCCAGTACTGAGCTTCGAATTCGTACAGCGTGCCCGCATCTACGGTGACAGCATCACCCGTAGAGCCGAAGACAGGCTGCGCGGTGTTGACATTACTGCCTGTCAGATCGGATGCGACGGTGCTGATCCACGGCTCGCCGACGTCGACGTAGGAATGGCCGCCGAGCAGCTCATAAGGTGAAAAGTTTCCGGTGGAAATAAGCCCATGCACCGAATTGTAGTCGCAGGCGCCGAACTCGCGGAAGCCGACGCTCAGATTATCGCGCGTGTTGACATTGACGAACTGGCAATTCGTCGACGCGTTGAGAAACACGCCGGAGCCTGTGTTTTTACGCGAGCGCAGATTGGCAATTTGCACGTTGGCGCAAGTTTCCATGTAGACGCCATGCGCGCCTGCCGCGGCGCCTACGAGATCGGCGTTGCCCTCGACAAAGAGGTTGGCAATCTGCGCGTTCGTGACACTCGTCATCAGCACGGCGCTTGTGAGGTTTTGGTATACCTCCAGGTTCCTCGCTGCCAAATTGTTGACGGTGATCAGGCTCACGCCCGGCCCGGTGCTGTTATCAAAGAGGCAGCGGTCCATCCAGACCGATATTGCGTTCTGAACGACTAGCCCGATTGCCCCAGCCTGCGGGGTCGTGCCGACTTGGCCGACGACGTCGAAGCGATTGAATTCGATGCCGATGGTATCCTCAAACCGCGCGCCTTCCCAGGTCACCGTGCTGAGGTCCATCGTTCGGTCAACAACGCATCCGTTCAGGTAGAAAAAGCCGCGAGACTTGCGGCTGTAAAACTGACGCCCGCGCGTCAACTCGCACCGCAGGTCTTCCCACCAAGCTTCGACGATGTAGTTTGAGCCCGGCGTCTCGTCGCCAACAGCCTCAACGCAATTCAGGAACCGAATATCTTTCAGGTAAGTCCGGTAAACGACGCCGGAAGATAAGCCGTAACGGATGGCGGTCGACGACGCCCCCGAGCCGTTCATGTCGATGGTCACACCACTGATGCCGGACGCAATCTGATATCCGGTCAAGCGGAAGAAACAATTCGACCCCGTTACAGTGCTCTTGAGGGTGACACGGTTCTCACCGCAAATGCGCTGGCCCGTCCCCACCGTGATGGTGTTTGTCCCGAAGTGATAGCCCGCGGCCGTGTACGGAATCAGCACCTCGCGGCCGGTAGCCAGCGCCGCCGTCAGCGCCGCGGCGTTTACTGCGGCGTTGGCGACGTTGCCGTCGCCGATCGCACCATAGTCGAGGATGTTGACGAGCCCGCCAACGCCTTCGACCGTGCCGGCACTGTTCTTCGTATAGAGCCGCCCGTCGTTCTTGGCCCACAGAACTTTCTGACCGGCCGCCGGCGTTGCCGGGACAGAGGCCTGCTCGACGAGCGTCAGGATCGGAGCCTGGAAGTTGACGGAGCTTGTTATCTTGCCCGTCGAATGCGTCAGACGCGCATCGTTGTTACCCCAGTCGAGGACGGTTCCTGCCGCAAAGTATGCGCTGCCCCAGCCGAAGCCACCGGCCGCCCCGAGCGTCATCCCTCCGTTGGTTAGCGGCCTGATGTGGTTGACGTTCCAGAGCAGCTTGGCGGTGCCGGCGATGGTGCACGCCATGTTGCCGGCGGCGAGCAGATAGAAACCCGTGTTGTTCTCACCAGCAAAGCCGATGGGCGGAGCAGTCTGCGAACCATTTGGAACGATGATCGGCCCCGTCATCGTGCCGCCGGCGAGCGGCAGGAAATCGTCCAGCAGCGCCACTGCCGCGGCCTCGGCCGCGACCGCCCCATCGCGCGCGTTCTCAGCGAGAATTTGGGCGGCTTCTGTGGCCGCTCGATCGTCGGATGCCGAAGCCGCGGCGGCGACCGCGGTGGCCGTGGCTCCGGCTGTCGCGGCGTCGAGCACGTCCTGGATCTGCCCGAGGTTGACGGCGTCGGTCGGATCGACCGCATTGCCCACGTTCGTCAGCCGCAGGCCTTCCATGTCGAAGGCATCGGGATCGAACCGCGACGTCTTGAACGCGCGCTCGACCTCGCGCTGCATTTCCTGCAGCTGCGCGAACGTCATGTTCTGGTCGAGGTTGAGGAACGTCGGCGTCACCGACCGTTCGGCCGTGTAGGTAGTGATGCGCGCCACGTCGCGCGCGCCCACCAGAACGATCTTGTCGCCCTCTTCGGCGGCGACCAGTAGCAGCACCGAGAAGCCGGTGCTGGTGCTACCTGCCCCGGTCACCGAATAATCGGCATCGAGCACGAGCTCCGCCTCGACGCCCGCGCGCAGGCGCAGCACCTGCAGGTCCGCTGCCGCATACAGCGGCCAGTCCTGCGTAAATGGCCCCACCTGGCCGGCTGTCAGCGTGTAGATCGGCGAGATGCGGAGCGAGAAGGGGAGCGCCATGGAGCCTGAACCCTCGAGCTGGAAATGCGAGGTGCTCAGGCTAAGCCGCTGGCGGACGTGGAAAGGCGTAGGCGGCGGCCGCGAAGGTGATGCAACTAGCGTCCGCCCAGAGCCCGCGCCGGATCAGGTGCACGCCGCGGCGCCGTTTCGCCCGGCGCCCACCAGAATTCATTGCCGAACTGCTTTTTGCGCTGGCTCGCCCGGCGCCTGAAAGCGGCGCGCGCGTCGGGATCGAGCAGGTGCTGCAGCTGATCGAACACCAGCCGCTCGCCGGCGAGGCGCAAGTACCAGAGATTGCCGCCCGGCGTGTTCTGCTTGAGGAACTTCGTCAGCTCGCGGCCGAAGTTGGTTTTCTCCTCGCCGAGCTGCACGACGTTGCCGACCGTCAGATCGCGCAGGCCGCTCATGCGGTCGACCACCGGACCGGCCACGGTGCCCGACAGGCCGCCGCCCAGGCGGTTGACGTTGCCAAAGAGGAAATCGCCGTAGATGCCGAGCCCGCCGCCCTGCAGCAGGGCCGCGCCCCAGAAGGCGGGATCGGTCATGTCGCGCGGATCCTGGCCAGCGGCGAGCGCCTTCAGCTGCATGGCGAGCCCGCCCAGCAGTCCGCTGGTGATCAGCAGCGCGCCGCCATAGAGCGCACCGCGCGCGCCACGGCCGGCGCCCACCTCGCGGGCGACGCGCGAAGCCTGCAGCATCGCCACCGACACGCCGAAGGATTTGAACAGGGCGAAGTTGCGGATGATCTCACCGACCAGCGTACCCGGGCGCACGCCCTGCGTCAGCACCACGCGCGAGCCGACCGTCGCTTCCGGCACGGCATACTTCGTTTCGCGCATGATCATGGCGATGTACTTCTCGGCCAGCGCCCGATCGACGCCGGCGATCTCGTTCGGGCGCAGGAAGGTGGCCCCGGCGCGCGGCTCATACAGCTGCACGCGGCGCATCACGTCCCATTCCGCCGGCGTGAAGCCGTGCCGCTCCAGCGTCAGGCGCAGCGCATCGGGCAGCTTGTCGAAGGCGACGCCGGCGCGCGCGGCGAGCTCGCCCTGAAACGCCAGGCCGAAGGCGTGCTTGCCCGCTTGCGTCCACGCTGCCAGGCCCTGCATGTGGATGACACGATCGGCGAGGTAACCGCTGATCATCTTGGTATTGACGGAGCCGAGATAGCGCGACTGCGTATGCATCACGTGCAGCGCATTCTCGGCGATCAGCCACGAGCGCACCGCTTCGCGCCGGTTCTCCTTGCCGAATGCCGACACCAGGTCGCGAATGACCGTCGTCGCCGGCAGGCCGGTGAACGTGCGCGCCACCTTCTGGAAGCCGACGTCGGAGAACGCCGAAAGCTGCGCCGATCCGAGGCTCGAGGAAATCACCCAGTTGCGCGCCACGTCCGACCAGTTGGCCATGCGCGCCGAGACGGGCGTGTTGACCGATCCGCGCATCACGCCCCACTTGGCTTCGGCGCGGGCGATGTCCTTGCGCGCGCGATCGAGCGGGTTATCGGTCGGAAACGGCACCTCTTCGAGCCCGTTCAGATCGTCCAGCACGGCGGAGATCTCCGCCTGCAGCTCGGCCTGGCGCACCGTCGGCGCGATGTTGCCGTCGAGGACATAGGCGGAAAGCTCGTGCTCGAGCTCCAGCAGCTCGCGGTGCAGCGGCTCCATTTTTTTCTTGCCGCGCTTCGTCGCCCCGTGCGCCGTCTTCGAGCGCAGCGCATCCAGCTCGCGGTGGATGGCGCCGATGCGGTCGACGATCTCGACATCGCGCCCCGGCGCCTTGCCGAGCTCGGCCGTTAGCGCCTTCATCTGCGCCGTCTTCTCGTCGATCACGGCCGCGCGCGGCTTGACCGTGTGCGCCGCCTTCAGCACGCGCTGCTTCAGATAGTTGAACATCGCCTCGGGGTTCGGGCCGAACTGCTCGAGGAAGGCGATGTCGCGCGCCATCGTCGAGATATGGCCCATCATCGCCGCGAACGGATCGCCCTCGCCGAAGTCCTGCTGGTACTTCAGCCAGGCGTCGGCATCCTTGAAAACGAGGAAGCGGTGATCGGCGTGCTGGCGGAACAGCGCGCCCTTTCCGAAGTTGGCGCCCGTCGCCTCGCGGTCGATCCAGCCTTCGGTGGTGATCGTGTCCCACACGTGGCGCAGGCTGTCCTGCAGTTCCTCGTCGCCCATGACGCGCTTGGTCAGCGGATGCAGCATCCGGTCGCGATCGAGCATCGGCATGACGTAGTCGACCCAGGCCTCGCGCCCGGCGGCCAGCAATGCCTCGCCGTTGTTGTGCTGCGGCAGGCCCCACTTTTCGAGGTGGCCGATGGCGCCGCCGGCAGCGTTGAAACGCTGGCGCATGTCCTCGGCGACGTCCGACCAGGCGCGCGCCATCTGCGCCGCCAGGTCATCGCCGGTTCCCTCGCCGAACAATTCGCGCACGACGTTCTCGAGGCGCGCGCGCGTGCGGCCATACAGCCGCCGCTTATCGCCGCGCGCCCAGCCCTTGCGCATTTCATAGAGCAGCGTGTCGAGCTTGGCGTGCGCGCCGGCGAGGATGGCGAGGCGCCGGTGCTCGGTGTCCTGCATGCGGCCTTGGCCGTGGTGCTCGAGCATCAGCTCCAGCGCCTCGGCCGGATCGGCGCGGCCCTTGCCGTCGCGGTGCGCGTCGAGTTCGCTGTCGACGCGCTGGCGCGCCTGTTCGGTCAGCAGCGCGCGGCGCTGACGCTCGAAGGCTTCGGCCTCGATCTCTGCTGCCAGCGCTTTCTTGATCTCTGCCGGCGCCAGGATCTGGCGCGTCAGTTGCCCGAGGCGCTTCTCCAGCTCCTGGCGTTCCTCGAGCGTGATCTCGCCGGCGGCGTGCGAACGCGCGATGCAATCCTTGAGGCTCATAGCTGGCACCCTTCCACAATGACGCCGATCGCGTTCTCGCGCTTCACTTCCTCAAGCTCGGCGAACAGTGTGCCTTGCCCCTCGTTGCTGAACGACGCCTGCAGCGCTTCGACTTGGGCTTTTGCTTCCGGCCCGGTGACGTCAGAGAAGCCGTTCGCGCGCAACGGCGCCGGCGGCTCGGCAGCGAGGCCGGCGAGCCCGTCTTTCTGCAGCGCATCGCGCACGCGCTTGGCGAACGTTTCGGCCGCCTTGCGCACCGGTGCGGCGCTGGCGATGTCGCGCGCCGCCTCCGTCAGCCAGTCCGACACCGGCCCGCGATTTGCCGCCAGCTGCTCGATCACGGCCGACACCGTCTCCGCCTCGAGGGCGGCCGTGGCGTTGGCGTCGCGCCGCAATGCATTGCCGGCGCGCTCGATGCGGCCGGCCTCGCGCTCGAGCAAGCCGAAGATGCGCTTGTCCTCGCGCAGGATCTTCAGCGCCGCATCCAGCACTTTCGCCCGCTCGCGCAGCAGCGGCCGGGCGATCGTCTCGGCGCCCAGCAGCGTCAGCTGCACCTCGTGCGCGATCGGTGCGTGCATCAGCTCGGAGACGATGAAACGCGCCTCTCGCGCATTCGAGGGATCTGCGGCGACGAGCTCGTCGACCATGCCGGAATGCAGCGCCTTGTCGGGCACCAGGTCGCCGATCATCGCCGCGTGGTTCGGCGGCACGACGCCGGCGACGACTTTGCCGAAGGCATCGTCGGAAAGACGTGCGAGCGAGCGCGCCTGGCGCATGGCTTCGGACGACAGTGGCACCGAAGCGTCGATGATGTCGGGCCGCTCGCGAATGATCTTGGCGGCGTCGACCGTGGTGCCGGAGCCTTCCTGCAGATTCTTCTTGGCGGCCAGCGCGCGCACGTCGGCCGGCGTCCAGCCGTCGGCCTCGCGGAACACGAAAGCGGGGAGGGCGATCTCGCTATCGGGCGCACCGGCGAGCAACCGCTTGGCCAGCGCCAGGCGCTGGTGCCCGTCGGCGATGACGTGGGCTCCGTCCTTGTTTTCGAAAACGATGGCCCGGCCGGCGGCGACAGGGTCCCAGGTCTCGACGCCGGAGAGGCGCGTCGTGGCGCCTGCGGTGTCGCCGCCGCCCTTGAACTGGAACGTCGCCGGATCGGCGAAGATCTTCGCCGGGTTCACCTCGCGGAACGTCACCGGCTTTCCCTCGACGGCGAAGCGGCGCGCGTACTGGTTGGCGCCGGGCTCGCCCTTGGGCAGCGGCGCCTCGTCGGAAAGGTCGGGCGAGCGCTGCGGCAGCACCGGATCGGCGCGGCCGGGTGGCGGCTCCGTATCGTCGGCGATCGACCGTATTGCTTGCGCAAGTCGAGAGAGGCCGTCGCCGTTGTCGACGAGCGGTGCCGTCACCTCGAGGCCGGCCTCCATCTCGGCGGCCGTAGCAGCGCCCCTGACGGCCGGATCGTCCCCCTGTCCCGTTGCCGCGGCGACCTCGCGCAAAGCCTCCAGATCGCCGTCTGCGGCCCGGCGCACCACGTTGTCGGCCGGGAGCGTCGCCGCTGCAGCATCGAGCGCGCGATCGGCGGCAGCACCTTGCGGCGGCGCGGGCTTGGGTTCGCCACGCAACCCGGATGCACCGCGATAGAGCGCGCGGCCACCGCCATCGATGGCGGCGCCGAACAGGAACGCCGCGCCGGCATTCTGCGCCAACTCGCCGAGCGAGTATTCGAGGCCGGCTTTTTCGCGCCAGGCGCGCACGAACGGATAGGCGGCGACTTCGGTGCCCGCATTGATGGCGCCCACCTTTGCCGCGTTCCACAGCACTGCGCGGGCGCCGAGGCCGACCTCGGCGAACGGGCCGGCGGCGATTGCCGCGACATTGAGCGGATCGAAGCCGGCGCCGGCGACCGAGCCCGCCATGCTCGCCAGCCAGGCGCCGGTGCCGCCGCGCGCATAGCTATCGGCCGCAGCATTGATCGAGCGCCGCTGCAGGTCGATCGCATCCTCGAGCACGGGACGATCCGGCTTGATGACGTCGCGGAATTGCGGCTGCTGCGCGGCGATATCTTCGAGCCAGCGCTGGAAGTCGGCTTGGTGGTTGACCTTCTCGCCGGCCTCGATCGCCAGCTGGTCGCCGGCGCTGAGACGGAACGGATTGCGCCCGCGCTGGCCGGTGGCGGCGAAGATCGCGTCGATGCGCCGGTCATAGGCCTGTTCGAGCGCGACGCCAGAGGCGTTGACGTTGCGGGCGTAGAGCGCTTCGTCGAACGCGTCGCCGAAAATCTCGCCGAGCGAGGCCTGCGGCTTGAGCCCGGGCGCTTCGGCATAGCTGCCGCCGCGAAGTTCGCGTCGCTCCAGCAGCATCATTCGCCTCCGATGAAGAGATCGGGCCGGCGCTTGCGCAGCGTTGGCTCCAGCGCCTTCAGGTCGAGAATGAATTTTTCATCGGCGTTCGGGTTTGCCATCAACCAGCGCTCGCCGCCGGGCTCGGACGGATCTCCCATTGCCACGGCGTATTGGCTATCGCCGACGGGCACGAGCGTGCCCTGCCGGATGGCCGCCATCGGCATGACGCGACCGGTGCCGTCGACGGGGCGGACGAGGCCGGCGCGATCGAGATCGCCGGCAGTGATGGTATCGCGCAGCTCGTCCCACTTCGATTGCTTCACCGTCGGCGGAATGATGATGCTGTGCTTGGCCGAAGAGAAAAACCCCGTGTCGAGCTTTTGCGTGACGATGCCGCCGTAGACCTCGCCGGCAATGGTGCGCTCGCCCAGCACCTCGCGCAGCGTCTGCTGGTAGAGCGTCTCGTCGAATTCCTGCTTTCCGAGCCGCTGCGCGCGCACCTCATAAGCGGCGTTGGCGAGATCGAGCACCGCGGCCTCGGACTTGGGCATTTCGGCCAGCGCGTTGCCGAGCACGGGCGCCGCAACCTCGCGCGCCAGCTTTTCCGGTGGCGCATAGAATTTCATGCTGCCGCCCTTCTCCTCGCGCGCCGCGCGGCGGAAGGCGAAGCCGTCGGCGGCATCGCGCGCCACGGGCGTCGGCCCCGCCGCGGCGACCAGGCCGCCGAGCATCGCCGTCGCCGGCGCCTCGTTGAACAGCTCCGCCAGCATGCGCGGCGCGCGTTCGCCCGCGACGCTGGCAATCGTCGTGGCGATCGCCAGAGATTGCCCGCCGCCTTGCCCGGCCAGCGCCGACAGGGCGCGGCGCTCATCGGGACGGAAATACTGCGGCTGCTGACCGTAGGCAGCGCCGACTTCCTCGGCCTGTGCAATGCGCGCCTGCAGCGTGGCGGTTGCTGCCTGAGGGCTGGAAAAGTCGAGGGGTGCGACCGTCAGCCGGCCGACGTCGTTGGCCCAGCCGTTCGGGTCCTCTTTCAGGCGCGTGCGCATGTTGCGCTGCAGGTCCTCGCCGAGATCGAGCTCCGCCACCGCGTAGGGCGTCGCGCCCTCCTTGGCGATCTTGTCGCGCTGCATCGTCAGCACGCGATCGAGCTCGGCCGGCGGCATCATGCGCACCGCCTGCTGGTAGCGCACCAGGCCCTTCACCTCGGCAATGTTCTGCTGCAGCGCCGGCGAGCCGCCGCCGGCGGCCGACGCGCGCGCCTCGAGGCCGGCGACCTGGTCGGCCGGCACGGCGCCGCCCTTCTTCAGCATCGTCACGATGCTCTTCGTTTCCTCATCGAGCGCGCGCACGGCGACGGCGCCCTCGGTTTTGGTGCGCGTCAGGTCGGCGCGCAGCAGCCCGCTCACCTTCTGAAAGCCGGCGAGATCGTATTGCTTGGCGAGACCGCGCGAGTTGGCGAAATCGTCCTCGAATTGCGCGATGAATTTTTCCTTCTCGCCGACCGTCTTGAGGCGATCGAAGGCGCCGGTGAGACGCGCCGTCGAGATCGTTTCAAGAGCGTCGGCGTGCACGCGTGCCGCGGCCTCTGGCTCGATCAGGCGCTTGCCGGTGACGTCGGTGCGGGCGAGGACCCCGTCGAGATGCGCGACGCCGTCGGCCATGATGCGATCGGCCTCGGCATCGAGCCCGAGGTTATAGGCGCGCTGGTGCATCGTCTTGAGGCCGTCGCCGACCTCGGTCTGCACTGCCGCCTGCTGCTCGTTGTAGACGCGCTCGACTTGGGCGCGCGCCGCCTGCCGCATGTATGTGATCTTGGCGCCACGCAGCGCCTGTTCCATTGCCGGGCGCACTTCCGGCGGCGCCTGGCTGACCCAGCTGGCGCCCTTCTTGTCGAGTTCCGCGTCGAGCTTGGCCGGATCGTTCTGCAGCGCGTCGTAAGCAGCGGCGAGGTCGCCCTCCATCCCTTGCTTGAGGCGCGTACTGGCGACTTGCATTCCGGCCCGGTCGTAGGCCTGCCCGCGAATGGTCAGTGACTTGGTCGGGCGAAACTCGGGATCGAGGCCTGCGAGCCGGCCGGCAGCTTCGCCTTCCTCGGCCGCGGCGACGTCGGCCATCTGTCCGATTTGCGCACCGATGCCGGCGAAGTGGCGCGACAGCCCGGCAACGCTCTCGCCGGCGCCGGACTGCGGCATCACCTCGACGTGGCCCTGCTGCGCGATGTCCGTCGCCAGACGCACCAGACCGCCGCTGCGCTGATTGGCTGCCATCGGCTAACCTCTTCTTGCAAGACTGAGGGCGAGGTTGCCGGCCGCGCCGGCGGCGTCACCCGCGGCGGCGATCAGCTTGCCCTTGCCGCTGAGCCGGATCTGCGCCGCCTTCGCCGTGCTGGACCCCGTGGCGAGCTCGGTCTCGAAATCGGCATCGCTGCGCAGCCCGCTCTCGATCGCATCGCCCGAGCTCAGCGATACGCCAGAGCCGGCGAAGGCGACGCGCGTCGCGCCGATCTTCTGCAGCTCTTCGGTCTTGATGCGCGCCGCTTCCTCGCGCGACTGCAGGTCGACCTGCGCCGCCTGCAGCTGCGCCTCCTGGTTGCTCATTTGTCCGCCGGCGAGCGAGCTCAGCACCGATCCCGCCGTCATCACGCCGGAAATAACCGAGAGCGCCGTCGAGCCGATGCCGGCCCACGACGCCGCGGCGCCTGCAGCTGCGGCGCCGCCTGCGATCGCCGTGCCGGCCGCGGCAGCGCCGCCTGCCGCCGCCGTGCTGCCACCGAGAAGCGCGAACGCTCCGATTGCGAGTTCCATTGCATCACCCCCTGAAAGCCAGCTCGGTGCGCACGGCGATGATCTCGACCGGCGCCGGCTTGGATTGCGACAGCTCCCAGGTCGGATGCTTCGACCAGCCGCGCAGGTTCTGCATCGTGATGGTGCCGCTGAACAAACGCTCGAGCAGCGGCAGGTCCATCTCGCCGCCCGTCTGGAAAGGTCCGCCGTCGTACTGCTTGTCGCCGAGATACGTCACCGGCACCTCGCGCGCGGGGCCGCCGTTGACGGAAAGGTCGATCGGGCCGGTCGATTGCACCGTGATGCCCATTTCGTAGATGCGGCCCGGTGGCCGGAACGGCTGGCGTTCGTTGAGCTTGTCGCGTAGAGGCATCGGCGCGCTGCGCCATTCGGACTTTAGCCCGATGCTGACGTCGAGGCCGGCGACGTCGAGCTCGCACACGCCGCCGGTCGAGACCGTCAGCGGCCCCCACAGATCGCCGTCGACGTAGGCCCACACGTCCGCCTTGCCGGCGAGGTGCTTGAGCCCGGTCAGCGTCGACGTCGGTTCGGTGAATTCATAGGTGACGGTGGCATCGAGCACCGTGTCGGCATCGAAGCGCTCGAGGTAGAGATCGGCGCCGTCGGCTTCCGTCGACCGCTCGACGATCGCCCACATGTTGGCGTTGATGTCGACGCCGACGCTGCGGAATTTGCCGTCGGTATCCCAAGGGAAAAAGCCGATCACCTCTTGCGCGCGTTGCGTTGCGAGGTGCGCAATGGTGCCGTCCTCGTTCACCGTCAGGCCCATAGCCGGCTCGTCGGACTTGCGGGGCTCGCGCACGGCGAAGTCGATTGCGCGCGTGATCAGATCGGGCGCCAGCACGTTCTTGGGATCGGCGACGTACTGCGCTTCGACCGCCGAGACGAGCACCAGCTCGCGCATCACGCGCGCGGGGCCTTCGCCGGCGCCGGGCTTGCGCTCGCCCGACTGCATGTAGAGCGTGGCGTCATCGAGAAACACGACAGGCACGGATGCCTCGACGCCCGGCCGCGCGGCGAGCTTCCAGCCGCGCGCCGTGGTGGCGTCCAGCTGCGGCACCGACTGGAACCACACGCCGCTTTCAGTCATCGCCTGCGTATGTTTGCCGACGAACAGGCGATAGATGGTTTCGTTCTGATCGCTTTCCAGCGTGTCGATGAAGGCGAGATCGGCCGTCATCGGATCGGCGGTCGTCTGCATGTCGTAAGGGTCGCCGGCGCGCGAGGAGACGACGCTGAGCGGGGCCGAACGGAACCCGCCCATGCGATGGCGCGACTGCTCGAACACGCCGCAGCGCGGCCAGCCGGTCCGCTTGGACGCGAAGACGCCGTCGGCGTCGATGCCGCGCTGCAGTACGTTGACAGTGGGATCGAGCACATCGTCCCCCAGCACCACCGCGAACGCAGGCGCCCATCGCCGTGCGCCGAGCGAGCCGGCAAACGTGATCTGCACCGTGCGCGTCGTGGCATCGGTCAGCACCACGGACGGGCTGGTCGACGCGAATGCGGGCAGTGCCGCCAGCGCGCTGGCAATGTCCGCGGCCAGCGAGCCGGTGCCGGAAAAGGCGATCGGTGCCGTCACCTCGTCGTCGACCCACAGCACGAACGACTGCCCGTTGACGATGCCGGCCAGCGAAACCGCCTGCACCTCGTTGGTGTCGCCGGCGAAGGCCGTGGCGGCGGTCAGCGTCGGCACATTGTCGAAGACGATGCCGGTATCGTTCCACTCGTTGTCCGAGCCCTGCCGTTGCACCACGCGGGTCCAGACGTCCTCGTGATAGAGGTGCAGCGTATCGAGCGACTGCGCCCACGTCATGCGCCGCACCTGCCGCGCGTCGATCGGCACCGGGATCGCCGCGACCCAGCGATGATCCTTGAACACGTCGATGTTGCGATCGGTGAGAACGAGCTCGTATTTCGTGTCGGCCGCGCGCGCGAACATGATCAGCCGGTCAGGCGAAAGCATACGCTTTTCCTTCCACAGCCGCACGCGCGAGATGGTGAAGGCGCCGGTGCCAGATGCGCCATAGAGCACGAAGCGGATATAACGCGTCGACACCGGAACGCCGCCGGGGCCGCCCGGCTGAAAGCCGAACCGGCGCGTGTGCCGTGCGCTCGAGCGCACGTTCTGGCGGTCGCCGAACGCCAGCCAGTTGGCGCCGTCGTAGTATTCGACCGCCAGCGCATCGTCGGCGCCGCTCGATGCGCACTTGAAATCGGAGACGTCGACGAAAGCGAGGTTGACCGCGGCGCCGAGGTCTATTTCGGCGAGCACGAACGTCGCCGCGCCGACGGCATTGGTGACGAAGTCGTCGGCGCTGGCAGCATCCTGCCCCACGAGCTTGGAGGCCGTGCCGCCGTTCGCGACCGTGACCATGCCGGCGGTGACGTTGATCGGCTCCAGGCGACGGCGCAGCCGCCGGTGCGTACCGGCGGCGATGATGTCGAGCCCCGGCGCAAATGTCGTCCCCGGCCGGCGCATCCATCCGCCCAGCTGGCGCACCGTGGTATTGCGGGCGACGCGGAAGCCGTTCCAGTAGTGCGTCAGGTCGATGCGCTCGCGCAGGCGGGCATCGAGCACGCCTTTCGTTCCCGCGTTGTGGAGCGTTGCTTTTCTCACGACTCCCACCTCGCGCTAGTGAACGGATCGCGGCCCATGTTGATGCGCGGCGACGGCTTCGATTGCGCGTCGAGGCCGAGGGCCTGGCCCATCAGTCCGCCGCGGCGGTCCTCTTGCGGCGTGCCGAATGCGCGCTGCTCCAGCCGTTCGGAAAGGGCGCTGTCCTCGCGCACGGAGAGGGCGAACCGCGCCTGCAGCGCCGTCTCGATCAGCGTCACGAAATACGCCGGCCAGGTGTCCGGCGTGGAGCGCTTGTCCATCTTCAGCCAGAGCTGCTCGGCGTTGGTCTGGATGGTGCCGTCGTTGAGCTCGACGTCGGTGAAAGGCTGGCGGCCGTCGGCGCTGGCGTAGTAGGCGCGCGGCGCGCCGAGCATGTCGGCGGGGCGTTCATACTGGTAACGCCAATAGCGCAGCGGCGCGGCGTCGAGGCGCGGCAACTGACGCGTGACCGTGTTCCAGTGCCACGGGTTCATGCTCAGGCAATAGCCGACGATCGAATTAAAGGTGAGGATGTGAGTCTCGGCGCCGGCGGCGCTTTCCGACTGCAGCGGCTCGGCGCCGATCTGCACCAGCGACGTGTCGATCACTTCGATGCGGGAAAGGGCCACGGCGTTGCCTCTTCAGGTTCGGCGCCGGCGGGAGGGTGCCGCCGACGCCGCTAGCAGCGGGGGAGTGATTTGGGGGTGACCCGCGCTAGGTCTTGGTGTCTTCGCCTTTCGGCTCGGGCGCCTTGCCCTTCGCCAGTTCGAGCGCCGGCCCTTCGAGACCGGGCGCCGCCATGACAAAGCAGTCCTTGCCGCGGCGTTCGCAGCCCGGCGCCAGCGGGTCCTTGGGGTCGATATACGTGTCGTTGACGAAGACCGGCTTGAGCACCCGGTAGCGAACTTTCTCGGCCATGTTGGCAATCCTCTAAGAGCGGCCGGCGGCGCCGCCGGTCATGCCGGCGGCGCTAACCGTCAGAGCGCGTCGGGCAATGCTTCCCAGCTTTTCGGCTCTTGATTGGTGAAGAAGGCGTCGACCTTCGCGGTAGGCGTCGTGCCGCCGAGCGTGTAGTAGGCCCGCAGGTAGCGCTCGTTCTGGTAGGGCACCGGGATCACGACCATCTTCCCGGCGGGGAACTCGGACGCACCGGAAAAGGTCGGCGAGGCCGCGATCTTCGCGGCAGAAGCGAAGCCGGAGTTGTCGTCGGTCTCGATCTCGATCTTGATCGTCGGCGTCGTGCCGGCGAGCGCTTCGCGCACGGCAACGCACAGCCACAGCGGTTCGCCTGGTCCGATGTTGCGATCCGAGCCGAGGTCGATAACGTCGGTGGAAGCCGCGGAGGCAGTGAGAGCCTGCTCCGAAGAGACCTGCAGGCGCTTGTCGATATACATCGTGGTTTCTCCTGATGAAGGTAATGGCGGCGCGATGCGCGCCGCCTGATCGCCTGCCGTCAGCTGTTGGGAACGGTCGCTTCGGTGTTGAGGATGCTGTCGGTACGCAGCACCGGCACCTCGTCGAAGTGCACCACCTTTTTGCCCGCCACCTGATCCATCGTCAGATTGACGTTCTTCGAGTTGCGGATCTGCCGGCGCAGATAGCTGCGGATGGTGCGATTGCAGAGGAAGGCTGGCCGGCCGGCCGTCAACGACGGCACGAGCTCCAGCGCCTGCGTCATCAGGTCTATGAGATCGGCACCGGAGGCGGCGTCCTTTTTCAGTGCCGTCACGTCGACGTTGGCGATGCGGACCACATACCGCCAATCGCGCACGGACAAGCCGGCATCCCACTTATAGTGCGAGCGGTAGGCTTCCATGCGGCCGCCGTTGCCGTCGACGTTCTCGATCGTCACAGCGCCCTTGTCGGTCATGGAGAGGCCAGCCTTCGACCCTTTCGGATAGATGCCGTGCACCGAGTTCTCACCGAACACGGCGAGCCAGATCGACGTGTTGGTCGAGCCGGCGCCACCGCCGTCGAGCACGTTGTCGCCGGATGCGGCGATCGACGGATTGCGATTGCTGAAGCGCGGCGCAAAACCGGTGAAGGCTTCGGGCGTCGTGCCCTCGTTGCCATAGACCAGCGTCCGCGAAGCCTTCTGCGCCATACCCTCGACGAACGCACGGTCCTCGCTGAGGCGGAACTCGGCCGTGTTGCCGTTGAGATCGGCGAGCGCCTTGTCGACTTCCGCGTAGGCTTCGAGCATGCCGCAGTTGTCGGTAATCTGCGTCGTGGTCGAGCGGCCGGGTTGAACGCCGCCGTAGAGCTTGCGCCAGGTCGGCTCGGGGATACCCGAGCGCGCCGTAGTGCGGTGGCCGGTGGGCAGGTTGCCTTCGATCCACGGAAGCACCATGAGGATCTCTTCCGTGGTGTTCAGGATTTCCACGATCTTGGCGACGCTGCCGTTCGGATCGAGGCGCTTGGCGACATCCGCCAGCGTCGGGTTGGTCGTTGCGAGTACGGACATGGCTGGTGTCTCCTCAAAGCCGTTGATCCGCAGCCGATGCCGCGGGGGGTACGCAACGCCACTCGACTGAGACGCTTCACATCACTGCTTGAACATCGACGGGTACATCGCGCGCATCGATCGCTCGTGATCGGTCAACTGGCGGCCGCCGCCGCTGCCGTTGCCCGGCTGCGCACCCTTCTCGCCGAGCGCGCCGAGGATGGCGTTGACGGCACCGATGCCTTCTGCGGTATCGAGCAGGCTGGAAATGAGAACGGCCTGAGCCTTCGACAGCACGCCGTTCGCTTCCAGCGTCTTGACGCCGGACGCGGTATCGTTCGCCAGTTTGGCGACGCGTGTCAGCTTGTCGGCATGGCTCAGGCCCTTCGGCTGCGACGCGACCAGCTTTTCCATTTCCGCGGCTGGATCGGACACCTCGAGCAGCCCGGCCTTGTCGAGCTTTTCGTAGAAGCCGGGCACGATCGCGTTGAACGTCGCCTGGTCGAGCTTGAGCTCGTGCGCCGTCTCGCGCAGCACATCGATCACCTGGTTGTCTTTGTCGTTGAAGGCGCCGAACTTCTTGGTGAAGTCCTCGCTCAGCTCGAGCTTGTAGTCGGCCGCCTTCTCCGGCGGCTTCGGCCGGCCGAGAATGTCCGCCGTCAGCTTGTCGATCGTCTCCCGATCATTGGCGCCGCGAAGCGTCTCGGCGAGGCCTTCGGGATGGTACGGCGTCGGGGCATCGCGGCCCTTGAGATCCGAGAACAGCTTGTCGATCGTCTCGCGGTCATTGGCACCGCGATAGTTGTCGCCGAGGCCTTCGGGATAGTAGGCCTCTCCGGCTCCGGCTTCCTTTGCTGCCGCAGCAGCAGCTGCCGCGATGGCGCTGCCGCCACCGTCACCAGTGCCGCCGCCTCCGCCACCGCCGCCGGTGTCGCCTTCATACAAAAATTGCTGCCAGTGCCAGAACGTCCTCATGCTTCACCCCCGGTAGGCTTGAGATCCTCGCCCTTGGCGACGCGCAACATGTCGAGGATCATGAAAACGACGTCGCGCTGTCCCTCACGGCGCGCCGCCAGAATTGCGGAATGATCGGCTGTTTTCGCGTTGCGCTCTTCCAGGCTTTGTGAGCGAAGCAGCGTCTTCTCGACGAGCAGCTTCAACGCGGCCTTTCCGGCCTTGCCCGAAAAGCACTTGCGCATAATGGCCGCCTGGCGCTGCGCTTCCTCACGCAGCTTGCGGCTTTCCTCCTTGTTGACGAGTGCTGCCGTCTTGCCGGCGTTCTCGATGCCGTCCCAGCCACCGCCGAGCGCGTTCTGCATCAAGTCGTCGAGATTGAAATCGGCGCCGAGGTTCATGCCGCGGCCTCGCTCAGGTACTGCTGCGCAACGGACGATTGCTGCGGGGCGCCGGCGCCATTCTTCTGCGCCTCGATCATCTGCCGCGCGGCGCTTTCCAGCGCCGTGCGCATCTTGTCGAGATCGTCTTTGTTCGGCAGATGCTCTTCGGGAATGCCAAGGTTGCGGCCCATTTCTGGGATCGCCTCGGCCTTGGTGAGCATCATCGCCAGCTGCGGGCCGAACAGCATGGAGATGATCTGCGTATAGTTCACCCACGCTTCGACCTTGTCGGAGCGCTGCGCCGCGGCCGCCGGTGCGGTGATCAGGCAGCGCGTGATGATCTGGTCGATGGTGATGCCCTTCGGCACGTGACCGAACTGGCCGAGGATGTCGCACGCGCGCTGCACGTACGGCACCACGAACTCCGGCCCGAGGCGTGCGCCGGTGCCGCCCTTGCGGCGCGCCCAGCGGCGCAGCTTGCCGGCAACTTCCGTCGCCGAGCGCACGGGGTCCTGTTCGTCCGGCAGCTCGTCATCGAGCAGCACGCGACGGATCTGGTCGCGCTCTTCCTGCTGGATGATGTGCGAAATGTTGAACTCCGCCGACGGCACCGGCAGGCGCGAGAGCGAGGCGAATTGCCCGCCCGTCTGCGATACCGCCCACATGGCGCCCGGATCGAACACCGCTGTGTCGGGGTTGAACACGCTGTCGTTGCGGCGCAGCCAGATGCCGAGTATGGCGAACACGGCCGCCTTGAGCACCAGCTCGCGGCCTCGGTTGGCCGTCTTGACGAATGGCAGGGCGAGGTGCCCGAGCCCGCGCCCGAAGCGCTCGCCCGGCATCTTGAACATGCGCGCGACCGACCACGGCGAGACGTTGAAATCCTCGTGCCAGACGACTTTGTCGAGATCCTCGTCGCGATCGGTCCAGACGTCGAACAGCCAGCTGTCGGTGCGCGGATCGTAATGCGTGTACTGCGTCACCTGCAGCGTCTCGCGCGGCGTCTGCTCGATCGCGCGCTTGATCAGGTCGGAGAATTTTCCGTTCGGCCACAGCGCCGGCAGGTCGCGGAAGCGATAGGCCCGCTTCCAGTAGATGTCCCAGGTCTCGCCCCAGGGGCCGTCCTCGATCGCCAGCTCGATAATCGGGGCGGCGGCCGCGTTGATGATCGTGCGCGCGTTGCCCTTGGCCGTGTACATCGCGCACGTGCCGGCGAAGTAGTCGTAGAAGCACTCCAGCGCCGTCAGCTGCGGGCGCGCGGAGATCGCATGCACCCGTTGGGTGATCTTGCTGTAAGCGAGATTGATTTCGTCTCGGTTGGTCTCTTCGGGCAGGAACGGGCCGGCCTCGAGCTTGAAGAACTCGCGGTTCATCGGCATCCAATCCTCTTGGATGGTGCCGGCGAAATTTGCCGCCGCGGAAATGCCGGTGGCGTCGAAGATGTAATCGGCGATCGAGGCGCCTTCCGACTGCCCGCCACCGCCCGGCGCGCGGTCGATCGTCGTCTGCCGCCACGGCATCATGTAGCGGTAGATCGACTGCAGCTCGCGGTGATAGGGCTGCGCCTTCATAAAGGCGTCAGCACAATCGGCTCGCATTTCTTTGGCGGCGCGTTCCAATGGCCTACCCGAGCGCTTTCTTCAGCTGATCGTCGATGAAGGCGAGCAGGCCGCGGTTGGACGAGCGCGCCTTGCGCTGGCCTTCCTCGGCCGCGGCGAGATCGCTTTCCTTTTTGTCGAGCGCGGCGTCCTGCTTGGCGATGGACTTGGCCTGCGCCTCGTAGAGCGCATCGGAGCTATCGTCGCCGCCGAAGATCTTGCCGATGCTTTTCGTCACCTGGCTCACTTACGAACCTCCACTGCTGCCACCCGGCGCCGGTGCCGGTCGGATGGAACCCGAGGGCGCGCGCCAGGCGCTCGCCTTGCGGGTTGTCGTCACGCACCCAACACACGAGGCCCGCAGGCCGCAGACTGTCGGCAGCCACGAGCAGGCGACGGGAGAGGGCGCACACGCCAACCAGCTTGCGACCCAGACCGCCCGCCGGCGCGAGAAAGAAAATCTCCCCCGGCAGGCCGCTGACGATGTCGAGACAGCCGACGATCGCGAGCGGGGCGCCCCCTTCGGCCTCGCGCAGGACGTAGGCCTCGGCGACCACGATCTGCGCGATGATCGATTTGTACTGCAGCCGCGGCAGTGGAAACCCGTAGGCGATGGCCCACGCCATGACGTCCGCGACCTGTGCGGGCTCGATGATCATCAGCTGCTCGAGAGGGTGTTGGACTTGACGATGACGGTGCCGGCGTGAGCCGGAGCGCGCGCGATGCCGCGGTGCGGCTGGCCTGGTGCATGGGGTGCGGCGGCGCCGACGATCGCCCCAAGGCCTTTCTTGCCGAGCATCCAATACTGCAGCGCGTCGTGCGGATGCGAATAAGGCCCCTTGGCGGGCTTCGCATCAGCCCCCGGTTCGCCGGATTTTTTGTCGACCTTGTAGCAGTAGCTTGAGGCAAAGCCCTTGCGCAGTTTCTTGCAGCGCCGGGACACCCACAGCATCGGTTTGGCGCCGATCGTCACGAGGTTATCGCGCACAGCGTCGAGGCGCGGGAGGATGGCGTTTGTCTCGGTCGGCTCGATCGGAATGCCGAGAGCCAACGCCAACTGCTCAGCCCAGGCGCGTTCGTTGTCCTCGTTGTCAGCGCCGTTGAAGCCGGCGGGATCACACCAGCCACAAGACAGCTCGAGCGGAAACCCGGCGATGCCGGAAAGGTCCATCAGCTCCGCCTTGACCTGGTCGGCGACGCGCTTAGCGCTCATGCGACCCGGCACGACCTCCCCGAGTGGGCGGAATTGGCCGTCTGGCATCGCTTGCCCGATGATCACCGCGGGATTGCCGAGGCCGGCGTCGGCGCCGATCTCGATCGGGATGCCGCGAACGGGCAGGAGCTCGTCGGGCGCGAGGAAGATCTCGTCGCTGTACTCGGTATAGACCGGCTTGCCATCGTCCGATGGCCCGTACTCGTTGAGCACGAAGCGCTTCACCCACTTCTGTTTGTGGGCATTCGTCTCGGCAAGGCGCTGATAATACCCCTTCGGCAGGTTCTGCAGGTTCTCCGCTCGCGGCGAGAGACCGGACGGCTGCACGTAGGCTTTCCAGCCTTTCGGCCGGCGTTCTTCGATCGTCGTATAGTACCAGCTGTCGACGTCGGGCGAGTTGAGATCGCCGACCACATAGCCGCGGTAATCCACGCCATCGGGCAGCATGTCTTTGTTGGGCCAACGGCCGAGGCGGCCGATTGCGTTCTCGATAATGCCCTCGGGCAGCTGATCGAGCTCGAACAACTCCCACGCAGTCGGCTCGAAGCCGCGCATGAACTCTTCGAGGGCTTGCTCGCCGATCGCCGCAAAAATCGCTTCGTAGTTCACTTTCACGCGCCGGGTGCCGCCCGGCATGTTGCGCAGAATGTCCCACTCGATTTTGTGTTTGGCGAACCGGCCGCCGCCGCCGGTCCATTCGGCCTCGGTCCAGTTGCCGCCGTCCGCCGGCAACCAATACTGCCACGTCGGATAGAGGTTGCGCTCGAGCTGGCCGTAGGTGGAGCCGATCACCGCGTAACGGAAATGGATCTCGCCATCGCGGCACACCGGCATCAACGACGCGTTGCCCAGGCTGTCGAAGATCGTCGTGACCGTCTTGCCGCCGCCGACGGGACCGCGCAGCGAGCGGAATATGCTCTCACGATCGGAGAGGAACGCTGCGGCCACCGGGCCAGGCGCCTTGAAGTTGCGGAACCGCTCGATCGCGTCGCTCATTGCGCCTCCGCGTGGCGGCAGCGCTGGATGGCGCGATTGACGATGATGGTGCGGCGGCGCGTGAGCTCGCGACGACGGGCGTCGACAACCGTGATCTCGAGGTCGATTTTCTCTAGGTCACGAATCTCACCTGAGGTAAGTTTGGACCGGTAGTCGTATTTGCGCTTTCGCAGTTCGAAGGTCATGCGACGCTCCCCCCGACCCCAGCCCGCCCTTCAAAGTTTCGCCGTCCAAAATTCGGCCTAGGGGTACTTCCCGGTTGCCGGAAAACGGTGCGGGGCAACAGGCGCAAACTCTTCGAGCCGCGGATTTCGGGGGCACCCCCCCGGCCGCGCGCGCCTGCGCGAAGGCCACCCCCCCTCGGCGCGCGCACGATGCCGGCCCGCTGGCGCGCCAGGCCTGGGCACCGGCCGGTGCGTCGGCCCACTGATTTCAGATCAGGATGCGCAGCGCTATTCATCGCGATACTCCAGCGGGTTAGGTGCATCGTGAGACTGCGGCGCGTGAGACTTCTCCGCTTCCACATCCGTAACCTGTTGATTTTCCACGATCGGCGCGAACGGCACCGCGCCATCGCCCGCAGCCTGGTCGCCGCCGGTGTCGTAGGCGCCAAGCAGCAACAGGCCGCGCGTTTCGCTCTTCGTCTCGATCGCCAGCGGCTGCTTCTGGTGCAGGTACGGCAGCGCCGCGATCGCAGCCGCCTGCTGCATGGCCGCCGCTTCGCCCGTCGCCAGCACCGGCTGGCGCAGCTCGTGGCCTTCCTCGTCCCGCATGACGCGGCCTTCGGCGTCGATAATCGGCGCCGTCACGAGCTTACCCTCGTGGAACTTGTACAGCCCGAGCTCCGCGGCCAGCTGCGCCGGCGTGCGGCTCCACATCTCCGCCAGGAACACCAGCGGCGAGCGGTACTTGCTCAGGACGAAACTGCGCCACTCCTCGGTCGACCGGTTGCGCGCGCCCTTCGGCCGGCCGCCCTTCGGCCCGCTGGTGCCCTTGGCCTCCGGCATTGGCATCGGTGCGTCGTCGGCGTCGAGGAACGACGTCTGTTCGCCCTCGTTCCCGAGGCCGAGATCGCCGAAGCCGCCGAGCAATTCCACTGCCGTTCCAAGGCCGTTCCCCGTTCCAGCTGTCATGGAGTATCACCCCAGTATTTAACTCGCCGCGGAACGGCCACCGTTCCGCCGTTCCGCCGCCGTTCCGCGCGCAAACCATTGGCGGAACTATCAAATTTCACTCTTCGGAACGGTGGAACGGTGGAACAGTGGGATTGCCGTGCGCACACGCGCGCGCGTTTCTTATCCGCGCGCACGCCCGCGCGCGTATGTGCAACCCTCGTTCCGATGTTCCGCCGTTCCGAAATGGTGAAATCCCTCGTTAGCTCAGACGCTTGTGGGCGGAACGCCCGCGGATCACTTCCCCCAACCCGTTCCGCACGCAAAAACCCCGCGTCATTTTTCAGCCATGATAGGGTCGGGGTCGGGCTGGAAAGGCGTAGGCGAGACGGGTGTGGGCGGGGCCGGGGGCGCGTCAGATGGTGGGTCGGGGCGCATGATCCCGCCAGGGCCGTAGAGGGCGCGCAGCGAGATCAGCGTGCAGCGCGACTTGACGCCGGCGACGGTGCATTGCCCTGCCTCCCATAGCGTCCCTTGCGGCCCCTGGCGTAGCGCGCCGGCCCACACGCCCGAGCCGACGTCGCCGGCCCATTCGCGGCCTTGGAACAGCTTCCACGTCTGCGGATTGTGGTTGGGGACAATCAGCCAATCATCCTTGCCGCGTCGCCGCTCGAGCCCGAGGCCGGCGGCTGAAAGCTCTTTGCGAACTTTCTTCACGTCATTGCTGTATTCGCATTCAATTCCAGCATCGCCGTCTTCGAAGTAGCCGGCCTCGCGGCACCACGTTTCCAGCACATCGCCGACGGTCGACTTGTTACCGTTGCGCCACGCATCCACAGCCACCGACAGCATGTGGTTGAGGCAGTTGCGCCAGTTTTCGACGCGGTCTTCGAACTCGGCCATCAGGCCCGCGGCCATCACCTCCGACCACGGCTTCATGTCGCCTTCGATGGCGACCTTGAGCCGGCTTTCGTCCCAGCCATCGAACTCGATCAGGTCCGCGCACGCGAGCAGCGTGCCGAAAGTGTCTTGCCCGCGCGCGTCATAGCCGCCGCGCTGCAGCTCATCGCGGAACGCCTTCCAGGTGTAGTGATACCGGTCCCACTGGTCGATCAGCCGGCGCAGGATGCAGCGCCCGACCACGCCCATCGCCTTGTGGTCGATATTCGGCGGCGGCCCGCCCTTGAGGCGCTGCAGGCGCAGGATCGCCATGCGGCTCAAATCCTGCGGCTTCAGCGGCGGCGTGTTGATGGATGAGAAGAGGAACGTCGAGCGCGCCTCGAACTGCACGCCCGAGTGCCGATCGCCGCCGCGCAGCATCAGGCCGCCCGAGCACGCTTGCCGCGCCAGCTCGAGCACCTTCACGGCCGCGCGGTTGTCGCCCTTGCCTTCGAACTCGTCGACGGCGATCGGCACGCAGTCGTGCCCGACGTGCTGATAGATGCCGGCGGCCGTCGTCTCCACCGTCTGGATCAGCCATTCGCCCAGCAGCGCCTTGATCAGGTCCTGCAGCGTCGACTTGCCGGTGCCGGCATCGCCGATCACGTAGGCGATCGGCCGCCAGGGCAGCGCCGCGCCGAGGAATGCCGCGCCGATCCAGCCGAGCATCAGGTGCGGGTCGATGTCCGGCCGTGCCCAATTCCAGGTGCGCAGCAGTGGTTGCAGCAACTTGGCTGGGTTGATGGAGGCGTCGACGGGTCGGGGCCAGGGGCGGGGGATCGGCGGCCGGGTCGGATACACCATGCCGTCGATCTCGCCGGGCGGCAGGCGGCGCCCACCGAGCACCAGGTCGGGACCGCAGTGCAGGACGATTCCGCCGTGCTCGTCCAGCCAGCAGCCGCGCCCGCGCATCTTGTCGATCGGCGACCACGGGCCTTTGGCGGTGCACGCGGCGATCAGGCACTCGCGCACCTTCTCGTTGCGCCAGCCGTCGACGACGTGATGCTCCTCGCCCGTCGTCTGGTCGACGATCACCATCTTCGAGAACTTCGGAAACGCCCAATAGAGCCAGTTGTGCCGTCCACGGAACAATTCCAGCGTGTCGGCTTGGCCGTAGGGCTTGGTGTAAACGACCAGCTGCCCGATCGGGTCGAGGAAGTAGTTGCTTCCGCCGTCGACACCGAGCGCCGACACGGGACAACCTTCCGGCAGGCCGAGCGCATCGGGGCGCCATTGGCCCGGCTTGATGCCGTTGCGTGGTTCGCCGGGCTCGGGATCGAGCGCCAGGCGCCGCACACTCGGCAACGGCTCTGCATCGTCGACCAGCGCGCGCACGGCTTCGATGCCGGCCATGGCGGCCGCCGCATTTCCCCCAACCACTTCATCACCCCCACGGTATCGATGCCGCCGGCGCGCAGCCGGCAGCGTTCAGCGTTTGCGTTTCTTCTTCGGTGTGCCGATGTGCCAGTGGCCGCAGAAGCGGCAGCGATAGGCGGTCGACGAGGCGCGGTTGCGCTTGCCGCGCCGCATGCGCGTCAGCACGCGCTGCGCCAGAGCCGCGGTGACGAAGCTCGCCTTGCCGAAGCATTCGGCCAGCGGATCGCGCCAGATGCTCTGCCGCCGGTCGCTCACAACGGAGCACCGCAGTCGCCGCACACTTCGCCACCCGTTTCCCAGCGGATCGCCCGGCGGAGATGTGGACAAGCGGGCGCCGCTGGTCGCGGCGACTCGTTGGTCTCGACGGACGGCGCCGGCGAGCTCGTGCCCGCGGCAGCGTCGGCACCAGGCGCCGGCTCTTTCTTGTCGCTGACGCTCCGGGGCGCTTCCTCGAGCGCGTCGGCTTCCAAGCGGCGCGCAATGCGCCGCAGGAAAAGGTAGCCGATCAGATCGTCCTCGACGTCCTCGCCGGCGGCGTGTCCTCGCTTGAGGCGCGAGAGCTTGTCGTCGAGCCGCACTGCGATCTGCTCGGCCGGCGGTGCGCTGGAAAAGATGCGAACCGGATCGAGCGCGGAATTGCCGTAAGCGGCGTTCTTCTTGAGCAGCATGCAGCGCACGAGATAGATCTCGTCGTCGAGGCGATCGGCGAAGCTGTGTCGCTGCAGCAGGTCGGCGATCGTGGGGGCGAGGGGCTTGCTCATTTGCCGCCCTCGCCACCGGTATCCGACGAGAGCGAGACGACGAACGTGTTGTCGAGGGCGTGGCTCCGGTTCAACGCGAAGCCGGTCACCGTCGGCGAATGCTCGTCTTTGTTGAGCAGCTTGTTGTTCAAGTAGAATTGCACGATTTCCATCATCGTTGCCGTGTTCAGCACCAACTCGTTGTTGCCCTTCAACATCCCTTTGCCCTTTCTGTGCGTTCACGCTGAAGCTTCTCGCCGAGCGTCACGGAGACGCCGACGACGAGGCCGACCCACGCGCCCGCCCATGTGCCATGCAGCACACCGAGCGCCATGCCACTCGCGCTCGCCGCGACGCCCATGCCGCCAACCCAAAACACCGCGCGAAGCCACCGCCGCTTCCACCACGTCATCGCGCCCTCCGTTGCTCACGCCGGCGTTCGATCATTTCGGTGAGGGCGATCGCCATGTTGACGAGCGATGCCGTGATGGCGAGCGCAAGCAGCACCAGCGTCAGCACGGCGATCGCAATTTCGCCCGGTGTCATCGCTGCCTGCCGCTCCAACCAACATCAGGGCGATTGCCGCGCGGGTATGACGAGAGATCGACGGCCATATTGCCGTTACCGCCGAAGTGTTCGATCGGCGGCACGTTGCGCGCCAGGTCATCGGTGCGCTCGACGCGCTGCTTGTAGCCCTCGAGCCTGCCGACCTCGCGCTGCAGCTCCGCATTGTGATGCTGCACCTTCTCAAGATCCTGCGAAAGTTCATTGATGCGGCCCCGCGCAGAACGCAGGTCGCTGCGCTCCTGATAGACAAGACCTTCGAGCGTTCCGTTTTTGCTCTCCAGCTCCTTGATGCGCTCTTGCGCCTCCGTCAGCCGCGCCCGCAGACTATCGACGTGATTTTTCTCCGTGAGCGTCTGCACCTTCATCGCCATGCCTTCACCCCTTCCTATTTGCGTTGCCCGTCAGTGCGTCGTTGCTGTCCGAGCCGATGTGCGATCGCGCGATGCGCACCGGCACGCCTTGCGCGGCGATCGCCGCCGCGCCGTTGTCGAATTGCTGCTTGGCCTGGCGGCCCTCGTCGTTCTCGCGCAGCAGGATCACCTCGCTGACGCAATCGACGGGAACGGTGATGCTGGCGATGTTGCCGACCGACATGTAGGCGTGCACGCGCAGCGAATGATCGGCGACGGCGTGCGACAGGCACGTCTCGATGCCTTCACCCATCAGCAGGCGCGTCTTGTGCCCCTTGGCGATCGCGTCCTTGACCGAGAGCCCGCCGTCGCCGCGCGCCAGCTTGATCACGCCGCCGCTGAAGCTGGGCCAGATGCGCCGGTTCGGTTCAACCGGAGCCTTGCCGCGCGTCTTCGGGTGCGCGGCGCCGATGCCGTCAGCCGCCAGCCAGGTGCGATGCACCGCGAGGATCTTCTCTGCCGATGCCGGATCGGACGGCGACACCATCGCCATGATCAGCGGCCAATCGGTGAGCTCGCCGGTCTCGTCGTTGCGGTGCTCATACTGGGGGAAGAACCGCAGTGCGCCTGGCACGCGCGGCAGGCTGGAAAGATGGATGCCGCGGCTTGCGAAGTACGTCTCCGCGATCGTGCCGGGCAGGGCGCCGCCCTTGAGCCAGCGCGACAGCGCATATCGCCGATTTTCCGCAAGCTCGGCCGCGCGCTGCTTGTCCGACTTGGCCGCGCGTTCGGTCGCCTCGTGCTTGATGCGCGCCTTGGTCTCTGGGCTGATGCGCGCCATGCCGAGCCAGTCGCGCGCCCATTCCAGCGCTTCCTTAACGCGGCGCGGATCGTGAAACTTGCAGTTGGCGATCAAGGCGACGACGTCGGCCGCCCGGTCCATGACCGCTTCATCCTTCCACACGCCGAGATCGCGCCCGTGGATGATGATCCAGAACGAGCCCGGCTTATCGTCGTTGCGCGCCGGATTGCGCGCCATCCAGTATTTTCCGGCGCGCCAGCCATCGGGCGCGAGCGTCTGCGCCAGATCGAGCACGCGGTGCTGGAGAAGCGCTTTTACTTCCTGAAGGTCCCCGCGTTGCGGCGCTGGCATGTCCCGTCCCCCGTCGAGCAACTGGAGCGCCGGCGCTCGCGCCGGGCGCCCTTGGCGCCTGAGCCGCCGCGACTTGCGCCGCGACGGCTGGGCGGTGTTTAAGGCCCCTGTGGGGTTAGCTTAGGAACCGCCGGCCTCCCCGTTCTCTCCGAGGTGTCACGCCTGAGGTCGGCGTTGGCCATTTGCACAGAGCTGGGCGCTACCCCGGCACGGAGACCGCTTGGCCTAGTGCGAATGCGCTACACGGCTGCGTCGACCTCGATCCAATCGTCGGAGAGCATGTCGGACTGGCTTGCGAGCCAGCCCATGAGGATAGAGCCGTCTGCCGTCTTCATCGTGATGCAGGGAAGCACGTTGGCCGCGCCGCCAGGCTGCCCGGCGGCGTATTCGGCATTGTTGAGTGACCAGAAGCTTTCGGCTGGGATCGTGCGGCCGCCGAGCGGTCCGCTGAGGCTCAACCACATGCCTTTGCCGTTCCAACCGACGCGCGCGATTTTCGAGCCGGCCTTGAGCTTTTCGAGTGCTTCGCCAAAGTTCATCGCATCATCCTTCTGTTGAGAGAAAAAGGCTCCGGCTCGCGAGACAGCGGCGCGACTTGCGGTGATCGAGGCGAAAGGAGGCGACTGCGCCCCTCGAGCAGCACCGGAGACGCCGGCTGTTAGATGCAGCCGGCGATCGGGTTACGTGGCGGCGTCTGCGCGCGCGACCGCCGCGTCAGCTTCGGCATCGGAGATCTGGTCGCGGTGCAGGCGATCGCGCAGGGCGAAACCCATCAGCGGCCACAGCTGGCGGATGGCGTCCTCGTAGGCGAGTTTCGCGCCGAGCTCCTTGTTGAAATTCTCTGGGCTCGCCGGCGCGCTTTTGCCAATGACGGCGAAGCCGTTGCGCATCGTGACGATGCAGATCGTCAGAATGTCGAGGGCGTGCGGGTGATCAAAGCCGAGCGGGCTACCGAAATCGTCGCGCGGCGTGGCTTCGCTGTGATCGAAGGCTTTTGCAGCGTCGCCGCCGGAGAATGTGAACTTGCTGGCGATCGCGCCTTCGATATCTGCCAGGGACACGCGCGGCGCCTTGGCTACGGCCGCGCATTCGGCTTCGGTTTCTTTCAGGCTCATGATTGTCTCCGAGAGAAAAATGCCGCCGCAGACCATCCGCGGCGGCGGTGATCGTGCGTGAGGTCAGACCTTCGGCGGCCACTCCCACCAGCGGGCAAATTCAGCCGTCTTGTCGACGGCATGCCCCGGCAAAACGCTGCCGACGTCGTATGGAGCGCCCATCGACGGCAGCACTTTCAGGTTGACGTAAGGGCCATCCCAGACTTGCGCGACAACGGCGGGATACGGTCCTTCGCCGGCGCCGTTGAACTGGTGGTCGGGATTGCGCGTGAAAAAGTGAACGATGCGGCCGACGCTCGGCTTCGGCGCGTTCTGCGCCACGCCAAGGTCGGAACCGAGCGTCGTTCCGGCAGATTGATCACTAGGCGACATCGCGTGCTTTCTCCTCTTTTGTGTAGGGTTTCCGGTGCAGCCATTCCGGCATCCACACCGTTGCCGTGCCGTCGGCGTTCTCCTCGAGCACGATCGATTTCAGCGGCAGGAACTTCTTGCCGATGCCGTCATGCAGCAGCACCGACTTGTCCGATCGCCAGACGATGCGGCCGTTGACTTCCCACTTGCCGGCCTTGGTGGCGTCGCTGCTCGTTGCCGAATGCTTGAAAGCCATGGTCACCGCCCCATCTGCTCGCGCTGGATGCGCAGCGCCTGGCGCATGCGCACGGTCCAGCTCGCCTGCCACTCGCGTTCGGCCTTGGCGCGCGCCCGCCAATGCGCCGTTGCGTTCAGCTGTTCAGGGCTGACGGGAAAGGCGGCCATGTCGGGGGCTTCGTCGACGACGGTTTCGCGCAACATGGCTCACCCCGCCGCTTCGACGAGGCGCGGATACGTGCCGCGGATCTTCACGTCGACGAAATGCAGCTCGCCGCCGATCACGTCGGTTTCGAGATCGGCGATCTCGGGAAAGAGCTCGAGGAACACGCGCTCGGGCATCACGCGCGCCGTCGCCCAGGCGACATAGCGCGCATACATGTCGCCGCCCGAGACGAGGCCACCCGGATAGGCCTCGACTTCCTTCGCCTTGAACAGCAAGAGGTGATCGGCCTTGCGCTGGTAGCCCGAGCGATCGACCGGCGCGCCCGTCTCGATCGCCGGCGGCGCCGGCAGCAACGCGGCACCAGGCGCCGACCCGCTTGCACCGGCACGCAGATCCGGTGGCGGCAGCATCGGCGCCTGGCCCTTCACCTCCGCCGCAGGGGCAGCCGGAGATCCGACGTTGATGGTGATCGGCGCGGACTGTTGCGGCCCCGAAGGGCTGGCGGGGTACGCACGACCAGACCCCGCCGCTCCCTCACTCGAGGCTCCGGCCATCGGCCGGTCACTCCCCGCGCGAAACTGTTCCTGCGGGCGCGACACGCCCGGCGCGTCACCCCGGCCATCAGCGCGCAATCGCTCGATGTCGGGGTGATACGCCTCGTCCCGCGGCGCATAAGAAATCTGCCGGTCACCCCAATGCATCGCCCACTTGTCTTCCAGCGGATCGCGCGCCGGGCGCGGCTTGTCGACGTGTCCCCACCGCGTCGGCAGATAGGCGCCGATCACCGCAGCGCCGGCGAACATCAGTGCCTGCAGCAACGCCTCGAAGTTCCAGCCACCCGCGCGATGCCAGCCATAGGTGGCGTTCATGCCGGCTTCCACGAACAGGAACACCAGCGGCACGCACGCCATCGGCTTGTCGATGAACAGCAGATGCTTGCGCTCGAACACCTCCTCGTGCGTGACGCCGACGAACTTGAAGCCGAACGTCGCGAAGAAGGCGCAGGCGAAGACGATGAACACTATGAACCAGAAATGCGCGGCCTGCTCGGCAGCGGCGACCGCGTCAGCATCCTCGCCGATCCAGCCCATGCGCTTGGCGATGCCGACCGGCACAGCGACGTCGACCTCGCCGGCAGCCGTTGCCGGCTTGCTTTCCAGCGCCTTGAGCGCGGACGGGATCAGCTTGGTGTCGAGTTCGATCGCGCGATCGACGGCAGCGAGCTCGCCCTTGAGCTTCGTCGCATTCGGGCCATCGCCGTTGGGATACTTGGCGCTGGTCTTGCGCAGCTCGAGGTCGAGCTCCGCGGCGACAGTGCCCCTCGGGCGCGGCGTCTCGATCTTCGAGCGCTCGTCCTGCAGCTTCTTGAGGTCGCTGGCCGCCGTCGACGAGCTCGTCGACGCCACGCTGCGGCGCGCGCCATCATCCGCGAGCATGCGCCCGGTGACGGCCCAGCCGCACACCTGGCTCCAGATGAAGCAGATGGCGATGCCGAGTGCCAGGCCGAAGCGCGCGCCTCGATTGGAAGGCTTCTTGATCGTGCTCATGCGGGTTCTCCCATCAGCTGCAGCTCGGCTTCATCGAGCATGCGATCGACGATCGGATCGGAACGGCGCTCTTCAACGGCCGCAAGTGCCAGGCGCATCGCCGTGTGCGAGATGCCGGCGGCGCGCGCGAGCGAGCGATGCCCGCGGCCGAACACGGTGGCCGCCAGGTAGAGCGCATCCTGCCGCGCTGCGACGAGCGCACGGATGCGATCGATTTCCCCCGGGTCCGCTTCCCACGCGTAGGCGATCGAACGAATGCGGCCGGTGTCCTCGTCGCGATCGACGATGCGCACGCCCTTCAGCTGGATCAGCTTGTGCGTTTCGGAGGGCGAGGGGCCGCTGCGGATTTGCGCCGCCGGAAGATTGCGCCGAAGCGCGACGATCTCGCACGCGGCGAGGAATGCCGCATGCGATTGCAGCCGATCGGCTGAGGCGCACAAGCGGCGCGCGAGAGCCTTGTTCATGATTTGCCTCCCGAGACGGGAGGCGGCGTTGCGCCGGTGCTTCGACTGCCGTCGCTCGCACCGGGGGCCTGGCCGCCGTTGGCGCTGCGGATGCAGCGCAGCTCGGCGAAGAATGCGGCGATGTCCTCGGCGCTATCCGCCGGTGAAATCGACACGCGGCCGTCGATCAAGCGCTGCATCGTGACGGCCTCTCAGGCAAACGGGTTCGCGTTCGCATCGGGGATCTCCCTGCGTTGGCACCAACTCGAAACGCGACTGGAAAAACGGAACGGACTAGAGCGGCGGCGAGTGACCGTCCGCCGCCGGCAACTGCCGGCGGGCGATGCGGCCGAGTTCTTCTTTCAGGACGTCGCGCACGGTTTTGAGCGATCGGCGGGTGGGAACACCGCCCCCAGGTTCGCCACGCAACCAACGCTTCCACCGGGTGTAGCTGGAGATGTTCAGCTGCCCCCGCTCACAGACGATCGCCTGAGTGAGCCGAAGCTCCTCGCGGAGTGCGTCAAGTTCGGCGAAATTCATTTCGTCGACCGAAACCGGCAGATGCGTAGGAATTTGTCCATGCATTTGCGCATAAAACAATGCGAAATCCGATATGGTCAAGCGAACTTTGCATGTATCCCCAGCCTACAATCCTCCGGTACGCGAAATGCATGGAGCTGAGCCGCGAGGACATCCGCGCCTGGCTTAACCAGGTGCTAAGAAAAACAGGGGAGAGCGCAACCGCGCTGGCCAAGCGCGCGGGCATTGCACAATCGACCCTGACGCGGTTCCTGAACGACGACGAGGCGCCCATGCTGGGGCTGCGGACGATCACCAAGATCGCCCATGCCACCGGCGAGCAGCCGATCATCGGCGTCGCCGGCGCCACCGGCCGCCCGGCGCAGGCGCTCGAGGAAGGCGCGAAACGCTACGAGGCCGAGGAAAATTCTCCCATAACGGCTGCCGTTTCTGCCCTGATCGCCGACAAGAAGGCCGCCGACGCCTGGGAACTTGGCACCGGTGCCGGGCTCGAGCTCGCGGGATACTTCGCCGGCGACATTCTCATCGTCGACCTCAACGAGACGGCGCAGCCGGGTGATCTCGTGTGCGCCCAGGATTACCGCTGGAGCGAGGGCAAGGCCGAGACCGTGTTCCGGTTCTACGATCCGCCCTATCTGACCACGCCCAGCCGCGAGGAAGGGCTGCGCAAGCCGCTGCTGGTCGACAACGATCGCGTGGTGATCAAGGGCGTCGTCATCGGCTCGCTGCGCCCGCGCAGATAGTTACTTTTCAATAACCGAACGTTGTGCAAGGCTGTGGATAACTACGCGGCATTTTTCGCTGCGCCAGGTGTGTATTGTTTTTCGCATATGCATTTTCCGTCTGGACAATGCATTTTCGCATGATTTAGGCTGCCTCCGTTGTAAGGGCGTTTACTCCCAGGGGCCGGCCGCGATCTCGAAGCGTTGCTTTCAGCGGCATCTAATCAAGCGCTTTCCTCCCGTCTCGGCCGGCCCCGAGCTTTTTTGAGAGTGCGCCCTCCGTTCAGCCGGAGGCCTCATGCTACTTCCCGACGTCACCCCGGCCGGTCAGATCGTTTTTGTCGACTACCGGCCCTCGCATCCCAGCTACGCGATGCTCACCCTCGCCACCGGCGGCACGTGCCTTTTGCACGTCACCCGCGCCGGCGAGAAATTCGAGGCGACGATCACCGGGCTCGACATGGCCGTGGTCGATGCGCAGCTGCAGGCCGATCTGATGGGCGCGCGGCTCTGGCTCGACCGCCAGGCCGCCGCCTACATGCGCGAGGTGCGCCGCCTCGATATCGCCCGCCGCTTGCTCGCCGACGCCGAGGAAGGCTGCGCCCTGATCCGCGCCGATTACGACCGCTACCGGCTGCAGCAACTCATCCCCGTCGGCGCCACGCCGCACACCTCGCACGAGGTGCTGTGATGCGCGCGCTCAATGCCGGTCAAGTCGCCGCTGAACTCGGCCGGTCCCTCGAGTGGCTCTACGACAACCACAAGCGGCTGGCGCGCGAAAAGAAGATGCCGCGCCCGCTCTTCTCCGACGGCACGCTGCGCTGGAACGCGGCGCAGTTCTACGCCTGGCTCGATCGCGATCTGCCCAAGGATCAGAAAGCGGCCGTGGCGGCGTTGCGCGCGGTGCATCAGGCCGCGATGGAGGCCTACGGCGGCCACGATCCACGCGCCGGCGACGAGGACGCCGAGGCCGAGCGCTGGAAAGACCTGCTCGATGCCCGCTTCGGGGGGCACTGATGCGGCGCGTTTTCGAAGCGGCCTACTGCATCGGTGCGCTGATCGTCTGGCTGATCATCGTCTATCCGGCGCAGTGCTTCTGGCGCTGGCTGCATGACGAAACCGAGGAAGATGGGAGCGGAGATTGACAGTGCGCCTAGACGACACGACCGAACTCGCGCCGTCGCCGTGCTGCGAATGCAAGCATGTCGTCGACCACGCCACCGGCGACGGACAGCCCTCGCCCGGAGATTGGACACTGTGCATACGCTGCGGCTCGCTCAACGTCTTCGATGACAATCTGATGCTCCGTGCGCCGACGCTCGACGAGTTTCTCGACGCTGCGAAGAATTCGGACGTGCAGCGCAAACGCCGCGCGATCCTCGCGTTCAACAGCAAGATGGGGAAGGACAAGACGGCATGAAGCTCACGTGGAAGAAATCGACGGGCGGCACGCCGCTGCGGCGGCCGGTGCACTACGCCGTTGCCGATGGTATGCGCTACGAGGTGTCAGGCGCGGCCCATTCGTTCACAGCGCGCGTCTATCGCCTCAACACGACGCGCGCGCCGGCGATGCTGGTCGCCTACGACGACGACCGACTGCAGAAGTGCCTCGACTGGTGCCAGCGCTTCGAGGACGGGCGATCGCTATCGCAGGCGAGAGCGAACAGAGTGCGCCAGCGTCCGCCGGCCGTGCCGCGTTTGAAGCCGCGCGTGCTCGTCCGCAATGCCAACATCGGGTGAGCCCATGGCACTCCGGGATCTGACGCCGGTCGAAGCGCACGCGCTCGACGAGCTCAACGCCTACAAGACGGATGCATGTTCGTGCATCTGCCCGCACTGTCTAGAGTTCGTGATGATCGCCGGCATCACCGCCAAGCCTGGCGTGGTGTGCTGCCCGGATTGCAAAGAGTTGTTCGCCGCGTGGCGCCGGCAGATACCGGAAACGCGATCGGCGAAGATGCCGGTCATGCCGGAGGCCGCCGGCGCTAAATGATCGAGCTACCCACCATCGTCGGCGGCCTGATGCTGGGAACAGCGCTGGCCGCCGGTTTGATTCTCTGGATAAGGGATCGGTTATGAGCAACGTCACCATGCGCCTGCTACCCCACTTCCTGCGCCAGTGGCTGCAACGCGCCGAAATCACCGACGGCGCGACCGAACTCACCGCCACCTACCAGATCCACGAGATCCTGAAGAAGCTTCCGGCGGAGAGCCAGCGCCGCGCGCTGCAGCACGTCGCCGATATCCTCGAAGAGAACGTGGCCCAGCAGGCCCGCTTTGCCGCCGCCCTCGAGGCGCAGGACCAGGCCGACCAACGGAGAACCGCATGAGCGACCCACCTTTCCGCATCGAGCAACACATCAGGCCTTTCCCTGATGGCAGCGGGTACCACTATACCGTCGCGGTGAAGCGCGACGCGCTGAACGGCGAAATGTCGCTTGTTATCAATAGCAGCGGCGACGACGCGATTATCCACGTCGAAGCCTGGACCGAGGTGCGCGACGCGATCGACGCCATGACCGAATTTGCCGACGAGCAGGACCGCCGGCGGCCGAGCGCTCGGCAAGGTTGAGATTTTCCCCCAGCAGGAGGACAATATGCGCTTTTCCAGCTGTGAGGTTGATCAGATGCCAAAATGGAAAAGCATCAAGATTGGTAACATCGAAGGTGCTGTCGATCTTGAACAGGTCGCGGCAGTGAAGAAGGCCGGCAAGAACTTGGTGCACATCTTTCTGAAGAGCGGGCAGAAGCTCGATATGGTGCAGGGAGAGGTCGACGAGTTCCTCCTCCCGGAATGAGAATACAATGAAGCTCCGCGTCCCCTATTTCGTCTGGCGCGACGGCCGCCCGCGGTGGGTGCCCGGCCCGAAGCTGCGCAAGTTGAAATGGAAGGGCCGCGACCTCAAAGACGCGCAGGGCAACTGGCTCAACTACGGCGACGCCATCAACGCGGCGATCGCCATCAACAAAGAGGTCGAGGACTGGCGCGCGCGCGACGGCAGCGGCACGCGCCCGCGCCAGGCGCCGAAGAAGGTCGCGCGATCCTGCCGTTTGCTCGCCGACCTCTGGTACAAGTCGCCGGAGTTCCGCCGCCTCGGCGAGGGCACACGCAGCGATTACACCAACAAGCTCGAGGTGTTTCTCGCCTCGTCGATAGACCCGGACAACGAGGACGAGACGGCCACCTTCGCCGACGTGCCGGTGAAGGCACTCGGCCGCGCCGTCATTAAGGGCTATTGGCGCCTGCAGTACGACGAGCGCGGGCACTCGATGGCCAACGGGATCATCGCTGTGGTGCGCGCAATGCTGACGCATGCGACTGACCTCGAATGGATCGAGATCAATCCGGCTTTCAAGCTGAAGCTGCCCGTGGTCGACCCGCGCGTGGCCTTCTGGTCGCCGGCGAAGGTAGAGGCGTTCGTCAAGACGGCCGACACCATGCACCGCAAGCCGGACGAGCGTTCGGCCCCGAAGCCGAATGAGCCGCTGATCGGGCTGCAGTCGATCGCCGATGCGGTGATTATCGCGCTGCATTCGGGCCAACGCCAGGGCGACGTGCTGGAGATGCCGCCGCGGATCTTCGAGCAGCAGCGCATCGCGCTCTCGCAGTTCAAGACCAGCGCCCTTGTCGATGCCCCGATGACACCGCAGCTGCAGGCGCGCGTGGCGGCGATCAAGGAGCGCTGGAAGGCGAAGGGGATCGTGGCGCTCGAGGCGCTGGTAATCGACGAGCGCACCGGCAGGCGTTGGACGTCGGACGCCTTCCGCAAGGCGTTCCGCGACGTGCGTGCCGAGACGGTGAAGCGGCACCCCGAGCTATGCGAGCACGAGCGCTTTCAGCCGGGCATAGATTTGCTGCGCTTTCAGGACCTTCGTGACACGGCGATCACACGCCTCGCCATGGCCGGCTGTACGCTGCCGGAGATCGCCGCTATATCCGGGCACACGCCGGACCACATCACCAGCGTCATCAAGCACTACCTGGCACTCAACAACAAACTCGCCGACGCCGCGATCGGCAAGCTGACCGCGTGGATGCAACGAGAGGGGATAGCACTTTGAGCCTTTTCGAAGTCAACAAGGACTATGATTTTATTATGCTTGAGGCGGGCGACGAAGGGCCGGACCAGGTTTCGTTCAGAGCCCGCGTAATCTCCATCGATGGTCCATTGATCAGGACCGAGCAAGGCGGCTACGAGCAGATAATCAACACCCAATCACCCTACTTCGTCAGTGCGAAGCGGCGCTGAGCATGACCCCGGACGAGCTCGCCCTACACGCGATCGCCTACGCGATTGGCCAGACGCCGCTCCGCCCGCGGAGCCGCGTCGCGGCGGATAACGACGCGGCAAAGCTGGCGGCGGCGCGAGTCATTCTCGAGCATTTAAAACTGAGCGGCTTCACCGTTACGCCCGGGCAGGGGGCTGCGCTGCACTCGACCAGCGGAGGGCGTTGAGACGTAGCCGCGGCAAACCGATGAAATATCTCTCATGAGCGTTTGGTACGAAATAAAATTCCTCGAAAGTGCTACAAACACGCGGCAGCTTCTCGGCCGGAATACAGGCCGTCTTCTAAGCATGTCGACGGCTCGAGAGATTTCGGTCTGCCTTCAGCAAGGACGGCTGTACTTCGAAGCCGCAGAAGCTGCGCCGATACAGATTAAGCCGCTACAAATCTACTACGGTGTCGTCGCGTTCGCTCAAGCCGTTATTGTTGCCACAAGAGGATCGTCGCTATCGACCTTGGCGCGTAGCCACGGTCTGAGTGACGTTACTTCAGCTGGTGCAGGCATCGAGAGCTTAGCGTTACGGTTCGAAAATGCGGGTACGTTTCAGGAGTTTAGTGATGCGATCGCGCCGCTAGGCGGGATACACTACTTCGATAAATCGATGCCTCGGCTCATCGCAAAGGCTTTCGATGGCTCTCGAAGTTTGCGGGGACAGCAGGTCACCATACGAGAGATTCTGTCCCGGGTGCCGGGATTGTCAGGCCTATACCAGCAGACATTTACTGAGGCGGCGAACAACGTTCCAATCATGTTGCGCTTTGAAGAGCCCCCTGGCGGCCAGTGCACGCTGAGAATCGACGACCCGGATCTGTACTCTACCCGTGAGGAACTAGTTGCAACGATCCTGAGGTGGCGTGCTGCGTATCCGTTCTTAACGCGATGGCGTTTTTTGGAAGCGACCCATGCATGGGGAAACGCGATCCTGGTGTTTGATAACGAGGAGGGCGCACCTGGCGACGATCTATCAGCCGACTATATCGTCCATAATGGCACGAATGAATATTCTCGACGTGTCGAACGGGGGGGCACAAGCCACTACATACGGGTGGAGGACATACTGCCCCCGCTATCCGGGGGGATTGTGGACGCTCCACAGTATGCGATGCGTCCACTCGCAGGCGTCCTATTGCCGGAATACTCACTGCAGGTGTTGGGTTGCTTTTTGCTCAGTTCGCTTGTCCGATACCGGCCGCAGGTTTGGCAAAATACTATTTCCAGATCAGTGACAGCTCAAACGCCAGCTGATGATCGATCGCTTTCGCTCATCGAGAAGTTTCTGGACGATGTGCTGGTGGACTTTCCCAAGATGGTCGTGCGGATTATGCACGATCGGCGCTTCTTGGATGCGAGGTGACGGCGAAGGACGGCGTGAGACTTTGCCACCAAAGACGCCCTAATGGGACGGTGCCGCAGTCTCATCGGCCGTTGAGATCGTTAACGAGCGACGCACTCTTAATCAGCGGGTCGAAGGTTCGAATCCTTCATCACCCACCAT